CAGAAGGTCCCGCCCACCACAACGCCAGAAGGTGCGATGCCCAGAGCAGCGTAAGCCGATGCGCCGTCTGCGGCCGTGAACACCGCGTCGCCCACAGCCGTGGCGCCCAGGTTGATGCGAGCTGAGCCTGCCGTGGTTGCGCCGGTACCGCCGTCGGACACCTGAATGGGCACGGCCAGACCGCCCGTGTCGGCGTTGACCACGTTGGTGCCATCGCAGTACAGGATCGAGCGCGAGCCGGATGCAACCAAGACGCCGGAGCCAGAGGCGGTTTTCACAGTGAAGTTGTACGCGCCGGTCGTGGCGTTGGTCACCCAGTACTGCTGGACCGTGGCCGGAACGATGATCGTGCGGTTGCCCGTCAGCGTGCCAGTGAACGAGTACGCAATCCGGTTCAGCTCGGTACCGGTCAGGGTGTAGTTGCCAGAGCCGGAAACGCTGATCGATGTGTAGTCGAAAGCGAAGGTGGCGGACTGGCCAAAGCCGATGGTGAAGTAGTTGGCCCCGTCCGAGACGATGATGGCCGACTCGCCAGGCTGGAAGGACAGAATCGGGCCGCCGTCAATCAGGATGGTGCCCGCAGGGTCGGCCACGATGGCGCCAGAGCCCGAGTTGCGCAGGTAGATGAACCAGTTGTTGCCAACGATTGTGGGCGCTGGCAGCGTGATCGTGCCGCCTGCGCCGGTCCAGACAAACATGCGGGCGCGGTCTTGCGCGCCTGCGGTGTAGTTGCTGTTGAACTGCGTGACCGGGACCGCTTGCGAGAGCAGTGTGCCCACGGCCACGATGCCAGTACCGGCCAAAGCCGAGGCGTTGGCTTGCGAGATGGCAGCGCCGTACTGCAGTGTTTCCCATGCACCGGCCGCCGTGCTGTTGTCGGTCAGGTAGACCTGCCACAGTGTTCCCGGGGCAACGGTCATCACCTGAACGCCAGCGTTGTCCTTGACCGTGAAAGTGAATGTGCCCAGGTTGTTGAACAGGATGGTCTGACCCGTGCCGGTGCCGTTGGCAGGCGGCAGCGTGATCGCCAGGCCGTCGGCAGCCTGGGTGACGTCCATGATCTTGGTGGCCAGATTCTGACTGGTCGAGGTCTCGTCGGGCCAGCTCAGCGTAATGTCAGCGGCCAGGGCGATGGCGCTGTAGTCAATCTCGCTGGGGTAGATGTTTGCCCCACCGAAAACGTCGGTGTATGTGGTCATGCTTCAGTCCTTTGGGCGCTGCGGTCCATGATTTTCTTCAGGTCCTCGCCGTTGATCGCCTGGGCAGCGCGGTCGTACAGCTGCTGCCATGTGCCGATGCGCTCGTCCTTCTTCAAGAACGGCGTGGCCTCAAGCAGCGTGGCATACAGCAGCAGGTCGGGCGCGTACTCGGTAAGCCAGTTGGTCTGGAAGTCCTCGCCCAAGAAGCGCGGCTGCTCGTAGTACATCACCTCAAGCGTGCTGTCTGCGTTGGGCGTTGGCGTGATCAGCCAGTGGTTGTAGTCGTAGTCGGCATAAAACTGCGGCGTGGCCGTCTGTGCCTCGTCGGGCCAGTAGTTGCGGCAGTACTCGTAGGAGCGCGCAAAGATCGGCGCCCCGTTGAGCGTCATGCTCACGGTGTCGCGCCAGCGGTCGGGCTTGCGGTAGGTGGCCACACCGGCCTGCAGTGGGGTGGTGACTGCGCGGATGAAGCCTTGAATCTTCAGCTCGCGGGAGATGCGGCGCTCGCCCAGGGTGATCAGGCGGGGAAGCTGCTCGTAGACGATCTGGTCGCTTTCAGCGGTGAAACCCCGCTCAAGGTAGCGGCGCACATCTTCCAGCAGGCTGCTGTACGTCATTGTGTACATGTGGACTCCAGGTGGTTGTGAAGCCGCTGGTCCAGCTGGCGCGTGATGCCCGAATTATGCCCGGGAACCCACGGGGCGGCAAACGTCATCGGGCCACCCCTTTGGACTTCTCAAACGAGCGCATGCCAGCGATGCCCAGGATGCCGGACAGGATCACCCAGAGCTGGTCAGACGGCAAAACAGGGGGCGGGGCCAGCTCTTTGGGGATCCAGCCGATGCCCTGGAGGTAGGTCCAGGCCCAAAGCGCCAGCGGGTAGACCAGAAACTGGTAGGCCATGGCGGCCGCGCCAATCCAGCCGATCGCAGGGCGCCAGCCAGCCACGAACACGCTGGAGCTGGCCGCCTCGACCTTGTTGACCTCGATCTGCGCCAGGTCGGTTGCTTGGTCGATCTTGCGGCCTTCGAGCTCAAGCTGCATGCGCTCTTTGTCCGTGGTAATCAGGTCGCCAGCCACTTTGCCGACGGATTCGATCACGCTTCCGATGCCCAGGATGTTCATGTGGCGTCCCTCAGTGTGCGGTTGATCCAACCCAACAAGAATGCCGCCTGGGTCTTGTCGCGGGTCACAATGTCCCGATACCGGGCGATCTTGGCCAGGGCGTAGGCCATGACAAACTTCTCGGGGTCGTAGGCGTTCAGGGCCTGCAGCGTGCGTTGGCCAACAGAGCCGTCCGGCGTGGCACCGACCACCAGCTGCGCGAGCTTGACGGCCACCGTGGGGCGACCTGGCGCGCTGGAGTTGACGGCAAAGTTGAAGATGGACGACGCGATCGCCTGGCTCACGATGTTGTCTCCCGAAATTGGGATCCAGTAGTTTGTGTGGTACCAGTTGCGCACCATCGGCGTGGGCGGCGTCTCGCGCCGGTCGACGAACTCCCAGCCTTCCCAAGTCGGGTTGAAGTTGCGGGCGATTCCGGCGTAAGTCTGCCCGCCACGATCGCCAGGAATTGTGTGCAGCGTGTAGCCGCCCTCGTCCTTAATCATGGCCTCGAAGGCTGGCAGAAAATCAGCCATAAATCACCTCCATGAAAATGCGGACGGACCAAAGCACCACGCCCACCAGAAGCAGGGCGGCGATCAGTGCTTCGGCCCAGTCTCTCATGCTGCCCAGGGCAGTGGCGGCTGCACCACTGGCGGGTTGATCTGGTTGGCGATCTGCTGCGCAACAGCGGCCTCAGTGGCTGCCTTATCCACGCCGTTGGCCCAGATCCAGCCGAGCACTTGCTGCTCGGTCAGTTGCGCGTAAGGCGTGAAGTTGGGGCCGGTGGGCGCTGGGAGCGAGCAGGTGCTGTACACCTGGCCGGTGTATGTCTGGCCGCTGGCGGTCTGCTGGCCAATGCAGGTCCAGTGAACCGTGAAAACCACATCGGTTTGCCCGTCGGCCTGCGGGTAGCAGTCCATGGCGGTAATGTCCCAGGTGATGGTGGTGCTGTTTAGGGTGTCCATGATTTTTCCTTACAGGTTTGCGGCATCCAGGCGTGCCTTGAGTTGGTTGATGATGGTTTGCTGTTCTTGAATGGCTTTCGTGAGGATTGCAATCATGTTGGTTTCAGCAAGACCCATAAATTCTTCATCGCAGGCTTTTTTTTCCACTTCGTCAAAACTGGTGCATTTGTTGACTTTAATGAAACTGTTAAGGTATGGCTTACCAGCCATCGCCTGCTTCACTTCTTGAGCAATGAATCCAACCGTTGTATCTTCAGTGTTGAAGTTGTGAATGTTGTGCTTTTTCCAGTTAAACGAAACAGGACGAAGCAAATTCACCAAATCTAAAGCGCCAGTCAGGTCTTGCACATTTTCTTTGTATCGACCATCAGATGTGGCAATAGTCGAAGACGTTGCAAAAATTTGACCGTTGACTTGCAGACGGTACGAGCCGTTAGAACTGCTATATCCAAGGTATGTGTACTCGTTGGTGGTGTCAACAATAAAAGTTTGTGGAGTTGCTCGAATACCTCCATCGATAAAAAACTTTCCGTTGTTGAAATTTGCAGTCGATGATGTAGTCTGAGCACCCATGCTGAACATGGTGTTGCCGCTGTTGTTTTGGAACCTAAATTGCCAGAAGTTTCCAACGGTTGCATCATTGATTTTGCAAATAAATTGATCGGGCGTTCCAGATGTGATGTTTGTTGAAGAATTACCGCCCTCCCAGTAAGTCATGTTGGCACCGCCGACAACATTCAATCGGTTCTGGGTGGCGGTGGTTGTACCAATACAAAATGCACCAGCACTGGCAAATCGCCCGCGTTCGGAACCGCCAGTGCGAAACAGCATTGCACCGCTCTGCTCATACCAGCCAACTTGGTATGAGTCAGCCCCGGAAGCCCAATAGCCACCCGTTGCTACTGTTGTGTAGTTGGAAGTACTATGAAGGTTCCCATTTGCTTGTAAAGTCAAGCGGAGAGTGCCATTCGTATACCACTGCATCGGCGACGCATTCGGGTTGTAGAAATCCACCCCCGATGTAGACGCGCTGGTGCGGTAGACGATGGAGCCGGATTGGACGATGGCTTGCGTGCCGCCGTTGGCGTTGCCGACGGCCAGCATGGCTGTGGAGCCGACCGTTGGGACGGTGGTTGAGCCGACGACTAGGCCGCCGCTGGTGAGGCGGGCCTGTTCGACGTTGGCAGCATAAAAGCGGACAGTGTTGTCCGATCCACTCAGCAAAAATCCTGCGTTAACAGACGTACCGCTGCCACCGTTGGAGTAAATGTAAGCCTGTGCTGCGGTGCTTGCGATGTTCCCATCTGTTGTGAGTTTCTCGATTGCCGTGCCACCCACAGACAGTTTCGTCCCATCAAACGTCAAATTCGCCGACCCCGCCAACGAGCCTGCGTTGTTGTACTGCACCTGAGTGTTGGAGCCACCGATGGTGCCTGCGCCCTTGGTGGCCAGCACTTGCACCACACCGCCGTTGTCCTTGTAAAACAGCTTGCCATCTGTGATGTTGATCGCCAGCTCGCCATTGGCCAAGTTGCCAGCAGAGGGGACCGCAGAGGCGGTGGTGCTCAAATAGAGCTGAATCGGGGTGTAGCCTGCTTGAGCCATTTTCTTACCTCAGGTTTTCAAGTTTGAAGAGCGCGTCGAGGTAGAACTTGCAGACCTCGTCGACGATATTTTCGATGGCCGGGACCTCGCGTGCGAGTTTCTCACGGTTCTCAACCAGCCACAGCATGTTTTCCCGGATCTGCGCGATCGCGTCGCCGTCCGATTTCGGCTTGTCACCGAAGGCGGCCACGCTGGCTTCGACCAGGGTGTCGGCCTGCTCGATCACACCCTCGTAGAACTCGCCAAGCGTGGTGTGCTGATAGCCCGAATCAGTTGTCCAGTGCGCTCGGTGCGCCGTGTCGCGGATTGCAAACTGCCGCTTGATGAACTCTTCCAACATCAGAATGTGCCTCCAGAAATGCCGCCGGTGATTTTCCCGGTGCTTGGGTTGACGGTGAGGCCAGCGTTCACCAGCTCAGGCAGGTTGCCGGTCGTTGCGCTCTTGAACACCAGGTAGTTGGTTGCGTTTGTGCTGTCGGCCGTGGTGCCTGTGTTCGTTGCGTTTGTTGCGTTTGTGGCCGAGCCAACCGACAGCGAGCTTTGGGCCACATACTGCGGGGCCGATGCGCCAGCGGTCAGCACATACCCAGAGGTGCCAAGCGTGAGTTTGGACAGCGTTGTGGAGCCGCTGGCATAGAGCATGTCGCCCGTGGCGTAGCTGGTCTGGCCGGAGCCGCCCAGGGCCGCCGTGACGGGGGCTGTAAGACTGAATTGCGTGCCGGTAAGGGTCAGGCCCGTGCCTGCGGTGTAGGTGCCTGCGCCGCTGAACTGCGCCCATGTGACGGCCGTGACACCCAGCGTGCCGCCCGGGTCGGATGTGCACACCCAGCCGGTGT